AACCAGTTTTGAGTCTACAAAACGAAACGAATCTTGTGCGCCGGCAGCGGCTGGACAACGTAAATATTTTGATCAACCAGATGTACAAAGTCCTTTCCACAGACACCAGCATTGACGTAGACAAGGTGGCATCCAGTCCGTCTGGCGTCATCCTTGTGGACGCTATGGAGAACCTACAGCCTATTCCGCGCACTGATGTGACAGCGAATGCATATCAGGATGCTCAAGCCATTCAGCAGGATATGTTTAATGCAACCGTCCCAGCTTCCCTCACAGGGAATATTGACGACATGCAAGGTAACAATAAAGGCGTTGGGCTTGGTGTGGCGAAGGTGGCTGTTTCTCAGGCTATGGAGAAATTTGCTACTGCTGCCAAGGCGATTGAGACAAAAGGCATCAAACACGTTCTTCGGTTGTTCTACATGCTCGATTTGCAATACCTCACGAATTCTGAGGTCGTTCGTGCATTCTACGGCCATTTGTTCCCCGCTCCGGCTATTGTCACACCGGCCATGATCCGCACGGCGGCGGGCGTAAACTTCAAGATGACTGTGCTCTCTGAGATGGTCAATCGAGATCAGAAAGTCAATCAGATGTCTACGTTCTTCACGCTGGCACAGCAACAACTGGCGCCGGAGTCCATTGACATCATCCTGAAACAAATCTGGGAACTGATGGGCTTTGACTCTAAAGATATTCGTGCAGTGGCATTGAATCCTCAGCCCGCTCCGGCTGGTGGTGGTGGGATTCCTGGTTTGACTACGCCCGGTGCTGGTGCTCCACCTCCTGCAGCTCCTGGTGGGCCGGCAGGTGCGGGTGCGCCAAGTCCGACAGCGCAAGCGGGAAAAGCAATTTTACAGGCACACACAGCAGGAGCCCCCGGTGGAATGCCAGTGAGCCCCTTAGCAAAAAGTCTTGTACCGCAGATGACGAGCCCAGTAGGACATGTGAACCTACCCGGATTGCCGTCAATGCCTCAATAACATGCCATTCAAAAGTTCAGCACAACGAGCGTATATGTTCATCCACCATCCTGAGATTGCCAAAGAATTTCAGGCTGCCACACCGAAAGGTGTGAAACTTCCCGAGCATGTCAAGAAGTCTCAGGCAAAGAAACGCGCCCATGCCGGATTCATGAAAGGACTGAAATAATGGCCGATATGAGCCTTGCAGAAAGGATTATTAGAGCAGAAAAGACAGAAGAGTTGATTCGGATGAGGAACGGAATCATTGAAGCATTCAAGAATCTCCCGGATGCCGAAGAGATTGTGGATCGTGATTATGCCGTTCTGAAAGACGAGCTTGTGAAGAGGGGGGCGCTATAATGGATTTTGGTGAAATGGCGAAGGACCCTTACAACTCTGCAGAAGAGACAAAGATTTTAAACCAACTTGAAAATCTTGAGAAGCAAGCTCATGCCGGCGCCTTATTTGAAGACTTGAGGCGGCACCCAGCGTGGCAGAAGATTGAAGAGTACATGAAGAACTATGTTGAAGAGTCTCAGAAGAAAATCTTCTCTGACCCAGATGGAGATCATCGGAAAGCCATCTTTCAGGTTCAGGGGATGATCCTTCTTCGTAATTGGATTCATGGCCAGAGTTTAGCAGGACAGATTGCGTCACGTGCAATCCAAGAACATTTCAAAGCTGTGGAAGATGATAAGCGCAGTTTAGGAATCGAGTAAGTAGGGGGAACTTCGTAGCCTACGCCCGACCGTCGAAAGACGACAATCGACAAGCACAAGGAGACAAAGATGGGAAATGGTGAATCGTTAGTCAGTCCAGCATCAATCAGTCAGAGAGCAGAAGCTTTAGAGAAAGCTGAGAAAGAAGTAGCTGCTAAAGCGCTGGAAATAAAGCCAGAAGAGAAAGCCCCGGAAACGCCAGAAGTTAAGGCCCCGGAACAGAAGGCGCCTGAGCAGAAGCCGGAAGTCAAACCAGAAGTCAAAGTTGAAAAGAAAGCTCCGAATGATCCAGATGAATTACGGAAGTGGAACACGCGTGTAAGTCAGGAGAATAAAAAACTCCGTGATGAGATGTTGGCATTGAAAGAAGCACAAGAAAAGACTTTTAAGTTGTTGTCCAGTATTTCAAAGAAGCCGGTTGACTATAAAGAACTGGCGAAAGACCCGGAGAAGTTGCAGAAGTTCATTGAGGACGAGCGCGAAAGTGCGACTGCGGAACTCAAAGAACAGTTAGATCGTTTGTCTACGGAAGCGAAATCCAAAGATACGATGGTCGAACGGATGAAACGGGAACATGACAGCGAGAATTATCCTGAGTGGAAGAGGTTGTATCCCAGTATTGTGAAGATTGCGATGGGACCCACTGGGCAAGGTGATCCTCGTGTTGACTTTACGAAACCTGCTTCTGAGGTTTTAGACGCGTTGTACGAACTGGCTCTTTCTGAGAATCCAGTTGCTGCAGCGCCGGTAGCTCCTGTAGTTCCGGTTGAGAAGACCTATAAAGAGTCAGAGATGAAAACTATGTTGTCAGACATGCTGGCCAAAGAGAAAGAGGCAATTGCGAAATCTGCAAGAGAGGAAGCAATGAAAGAAGCACAGCAAGCGTTAAACGATGAAGCAAAGGGTGGAACAGTAGCCAGTGCAGGTAAGGGTGCTGGTCGTATCCCTTCTGATCATCTAGCTGCGTTTAAGAAAATGTCACTCAATGAACAACGTGATTGGCTAATTGCTCAACAGCAGTAGAACAGATAAGAGGCAGAAACGAGCCACGTTTCTTCGTTAGCCCCAGATCATTTGATCAATGAACTGGGCACAATTTTAGCAGCTAGGTCGCTGGTTCGAATCCAGCCTCCCCCTTCGGGAGGAGTAGCTCAGTGGGTAGAGCAGCAGCTTTCGCAGATTGGAGCAGTGGTAGCTCGTGTGGTTCATACCCACAAGGTCGGCGGTTCGATTCCGTCATCTGCAACCAAATTTCAGTTACCAAGCAGACCCTGATATTAGGACAACCTGTTAGGTAACCAGCAAGGCCCCTCGCAAGAGATAAGGCATGTGTCCATTAGTAACGGACAAGCGTGATTCACGGACGCCCCCGAACGACCGGATGCGGTAACGGCTAGACGGTTACTAACCTTGGAACTTGTATCCACGTGCTTGAGATATCGCGCTCACACGTATCGAACCCTTAAAGGTAAATAATATGTCTCTCAATGTTAATATCACCTCAACGGGCGGGCTTAATGACGCGTCGGCCATCTTTTATGACCGCAAACTATTGACCCGTCTCATGTTCTCTCTGTTCTTTCAGGAGAATGCCGAAAAACGTACCCTTCCGAAAGCTTCTGGTACGCAAATTCAGTTCCTGCGCCCTGTGAATCAGGCTGCAGTCACCACGCCCCTGGGCGAAGGTGCAAACCCGAATGGATTGGTTTGGCAGTCCACGAAAATCCTTGCGACCCCGCTGCAGTATGGCGCGTTCGTTGCGTATTCTGACAGACTCATGTTGGAAGCGTATGACAATATCACGGAAGCTATCCATGACGTTCTTGGATATCAGGCTGGGTTGTCGTTGGACACCATCTGTCGGAACGCTCTCACCGGCAACATGACCATTCAGTACACGGGATCGGCTGTCTCTGAGCCTACCACGTCTGTGGTTTCTGCTGGCGTTGACTTCCGCCGGGCTTCGGCGCATCTCCGCGCTCTCGCGGTTATGCCGTTTGAAGATGGGACGTATCATGGTTTGGTTCACCCCAATACCAGCTTCGACCTGCAGAGCGATAGCGCTGCGAGTGGCTGGATCGAGCTGAATAAGTATATCAGCATCGACAAGGTTCATAATATGGCCTTGGCTGGCGAACTCGGGAAGCTGTACAACATTCGCTTCCAAGAGTCGCAGAACATCCTCACTGGAACGGGCGCGGCCTCTGCCGTCACGTATCACAGCTGGGTGTTCGGGAAAGAGTCCTTCGGTGCGGTCGATGTGGCCAACCAAGGTATTCAGAAGATCGTGCATCAACCGGGCGATTCAGGCGTGGCTGATCCGTTGAACCTGAACGGCAGCATCGGCTGGAAATGCTACGCGGTGTTCCCTGTTCTGGATTCGCAGCGTGCCATCGAAGTTATTGGTACGAGCGCGGCCTAAGCAGTTTAAGTAAGTTAGCCATGGTGGGGCTTATAAACCCCACCATGCACAATTTCAAAGGAGATATACAATGAGCGATGGAAAAGGTAAAGATAAAGGTGAACTTACGGTTAACGGTAAGAAAATAGTCGTAGGTCCCTCTAGAGGTTTTGATCAGGGTAGCGCCTATGATGCGATGAATTCTGAAACAGATGGAAAAGGTGATAGCGGTTCTGGAACGTTTGGTGGAAGTTATTCAGACGATAGCGAAACGATGCCGCAGCCTGGGGAATAACAATGGACAATATGAATCCGATGAAAGATAGTGTGAAAAAGAAAGACCCTACCTTCATGTGCCCCTCCTGTGGAGAGTTGCTATCTGTTGAGTCTAAGAGTGAGTCTGATTCTGAACATTCGAGCATTGGAAAGAAGATGAACGCGGGTAATATGCCCATGACTTCATTAAAAAACAAGATCAGCTCGTCTCCGAGTCAGCCAAATCTGAATTCTTACTAAAATATGGGCTTCCTAGACGATTTACATACTAACTTTGTGAGTGCACAGGACCAAGTAGGTACTGGCACTCTTCCTGGGTTAGCAAAGATGCTCAAAGGCGCTGGAAACACGCCCCCGGCTGATGCTGGGACAGCAAAAGTGCCTCTTTCTGTGTTGCCAGCAGGTGTACAGCCAGGACAACGGATCAGTTTGACAGTAACGGGCATTGATGCGGTATCTGGGATGGCTACAATCGTTCCTGATGCTGTTCAGAATGCTGTAGCACCGGCGCCTCCGGCTGCTGGTGGTCTAAAGCAGGATGCCGTAGACAGAGCTATTACGATGGGACCAATGGATGATTTGAAAGCATATCTCTTCCAAAAGACCCAAGAACAGGAGCAATAAAAAATGAAAGATTATATCGAAGAGCCCAAAATGGGACCGACAGAAAAGAAACAGCCTACAGTTATCCGCGTTAAACACGCTGACCTGCCCGGCATCGAAGAATCAGGCCCAGGGGATCGTGTACATTTGATTCTCCATGGGCATGTCCATGCCAATCGCGCTAAAGACGATATCGGTGATGGCGAAGCTGAAATCCATGTCCATGAAATTAACCATGGTGAGAAGCCAGAGAAAAAGAAAAATACCAGCACCATGAGAATGGATGAACTTAAAAAGCACGTCATGGATTTGTCTGAAAAAGATGAAAACATGGAAGGACACCAGGAGACAAAGATAAAAGAATCTGGCGAAAAGGAGTAATCCATGGGCCGCGCACTCGTGGGGTTGCAGACGGGGGATTTTCAGAAGTGTATCAAACAGTTGAATCCGAAACTGCGTATCTGTAGCTTGGAAGGCAGCAATCACGCTGCCGGCCTTTACTACGTTGATCCGCGAGAAGGCTGGATTTCAATCTGTGGTGTGGATAAAGGATATGTGCCAGTTGCTACGCAGGTTGATGAGGTTGGCCATATCTTGAAAAGTGGTTGGATGCGAGTTATTCGCATCCTGTTAGCAA